CCGTGATCCAGTCGGGGTCGTTGTTGCCGGCGCCATTTTCGTTGAAGCCGGATTCGAGCGCGTCCGGGTACTGCTTGCGGAACACGCTTTTCAGCATCAGGTCCGTAATCAGCGCCTGCTCCGCGTCCGAGCCGTCCGGCAGTTTGCTGTGCGGATCGAAGGACACGGTAAAAGGATTGTCGATCGGATCAATGAAGATATCCTGAAGTCTCGAATCCTCGCTCACGTAATCCGTGCGCAGGCGCCAGTAGCCCCAACCGATTGTTGCCGCAAAATCAAACGCGGTGTCGTAAGCGTAGTCCGCGTCAGAATTCACTTCGACATGGCGCCCGAGTCCGGTGACGACCTTCGCAACCTTCTTGTCCGCGAAGTCATCGAGCGGACTGGCTTTGCCGCGCGGTCGCTGCTGGCGCTGCGCGTTCGTCACCTTTTTCAGATACGTATTTGTCTCATTAATGGTCAACTGCGGGCGATCCAATCCGCGAGACTGAATAGCAAGCCTATGCCATTGCTGGCCATAGCGAAACTGAAGCGCTTCGAGTCCCGCGCTGCGATTATGTGAGTCGGCTTCATTGGCCATCCTCATGAAAGCTACAGCATCCTGGGGGTCTGCGCTCATGCGTGCCTCACGAACTCCCCGCACAATCTAGCGCGGGCCGCCGCTGCTACTGTTGCGGCTTCTTCTACCGTGGTGTATCTCCCAAGGTAATGATGCTCCCCGCGCACTTTTATTGAGACAACAAATCTGTTTTTAGACCAGAACACATTTTTGTGTCCTGATTTATTTGTTATCGCGCGGCCTCGATTGAATGCGTTGTTACTTGTAGTTGCTTCGCGCAGATTTGACCATTTGTTGTTTAGCTTATCGCGGTCAATATGATCTATATTCAGCGGACATGAACCGGTCATGTAGATAAATGCCAGCCGATGGGCAAGAAAATTTTTTTTACCTAAGGCGATAATCCAATAGCCATAACGTTTGCACTTATGGCCCACAACCATATCGACACTTACGCCGTGCCTAGCGTGGGTCCATTTGAATTTACCCGTATCGGGATCATAATGTAGTACGCTTCGCAGGTATTCCTGTGAAATTTCATGCCTCTTTACTCGCGCATCAGCCGGCATTCGCGCTCCCTTCAATCACCACGCCGCGCGCCATTCTGATCGCGTCGGCGGCATCAACCAGCGTTTGCGCGGCCACTTCCAGTTTGTGCTTGTTCTCCGGCTTGTTCGGAATGCCGTGCAGGTGTTCCCAGGATTGGAAAAACGCGCGCAACAATTGCAGTTCCTGCGCTACATCGGCCATTTCGCGGGCCTGCTTCTGCCCGAGTGTATTTGTTGCCCAGGCCGGAATAAAAAACGGTTCCTCGTTCATGCTGGCGCCTTTGCGTGTTGCAGAACTACCGCGCGCTCGGCAAATCTGTTGCCGGCGAAGTCGGTGAATAACAAGAACGGCAACTCCTGCGGACGCCATTCGTAGGTCGCATCACGATCGCGGAACGAATACACGTCGCGGTTGATGTCGTAGCGCGCGGGAATCAGGTCCATGTTATCCGGCCCAATGATGCGGAAGGTCCTCTTCAACTTGCTGCGGCCGAGGTTTTGTTGCTCTGCGCATTCCCTCGCACGCATAGCGCAGCGAGTCGATGGTGTGATTATGCTTGTCCTTCAACTTGGGCAGAACTTGCTCAGTCATCGGGTCGGTCTCGTAGCTGTAGAGCGAGAGTTCGTCAATTACGTGCTGGCAGCGCGGATGCACAACGATGTCAAACGACTTCAGAAACTCTACGCCTTCCTCTAGCGACTTCGGCCCTTTGATTGCCGGATTGATTTTCGGATAGCCATGCCGCTGCATGTAGCTGATCGTCTCCGGGCGCGCGCTATCCGCTGTGATGAACCACTTGCGCGATTCTGGCACGCGATCGAATAAATCCGGCAGTTGATCGATCTCGCATCCGATCATCCACGCTTCGTAATCAACGTAGAGCTTATGTCCCTCGATATATCCTCGGATGAGGCAAGCCGGATCGTTTGCAAATCCCCAGTCTGCGCCCATGCGAAATAGCGCACCGTCAGGGGATTCGAATTCCTCAACGCGCCAGTTTGTGAACACTCTTGCGCCTGAATGCTGCTGGTATCCGCCGAGCCAGATGTGCGCGAACTTATCCGGGTCGCGTTGCTGGTCATAACCAATCTCCGATACAAGCACATCAGGCAGCCACGGATTGTCGCGGTAATTTACCGATACCACGATTGAATCAGGCGGCGGATTCTCGTCGCGCAGCAGTGCATCGATCGGGTCCGTTTTGCGATTCGGATTCCAACTGAACCACATTTCCGATTTCGGCTTGCGTATCGTCGGGCGCAGCATATCGAGCGAGCGCTGACTTGCCGCTTGCGCTTCCTCAAACCACGCGCGGTCGAAACCTTCAAGGGACTTGATTGATTCGGCCGTCTGGTTCTGCATTCCCTCGAAGATAATCACGCCGCCGTGCCGCGACAGGATGCGCTTGTCCTGCACCTCGAAATATGCGCCTGCGTTCATGCTCGATATTTTCAGTTCGAGCAATTTCTTGACGGAGAATTGCAGTGACTTCTGCATCTCGCGCAGGCATACGCAATCGAGTTTGCCCATAATCGATTCTTCAATCATCAGGCCGGCGAAGAAGTGAGATTTTGCGGAGCCGCGTCCGCCGTATGCGCCTTTGTACCGGGCTGGATATAACAGCGGCTTGAATGCGCGGGCGGTTTCGATGCGCAGCGTTTTCATTTTTCTTTTGACGCGGCTTCGATGATGATACGTTCCAAGCGCTCGAATAATCCAGTGCCGTCAGGATTTGCCAGATCAACGCACTGATGCGGTTTGCCTTCCAGGCGGTCGCCAAATTCGCGGAAGAATTGGATGTCACGTTCTTCCATCAGTTTCGCCACAAACTCGTGCGCTGCGTTATTCAGTCCCACCATGAACGGCGTGCATCCAGAAATATCGGGCTGCTCTGGAAATGCCTCTATCGCGCGTTCTATGGCCTCAGACCATCGTTTTGCCTTGCCTGCGTAATTATTTCCTGGAGGTCCGCCGATTCCGGCCATTGGATTCCAAATAACTTTTTGATCTAAGGAATGCGCTATTTTAACGCAAATTGTGATTTAAGCGGCACGTTGCTGCTCCGGTTCGCGTTCCTCAATCCACGTCACGTCAGCCTCGCTGATAATCACGAACTGCTCCGCGCCATCGCGTTCGCGCCACTTCGGAAAGATGTCGAGGTCGGTGTAGGTCACGAAGTCCCCGACTTTGACCGTGTTCGGCAGGAACACGCCGGATTCCGGTTCGTGGATCAGCCCGGACTTGATTCGCAGCCACTTGCCGGGGCCGGCGGCAATTACGGTGCCGCGGTTCATGCGGTCGTTGGAGATGACGACGAGCGGCGAGAATTCCGGCGTTTTCTCGGGCCTTACCAGCAAAAAATCATGCAAAGGCTTGAACATGCGCGCATTTTCACCACAAATGGCCGTGGATGTCAAATTGCGCCGCCTCAACCGACGAAATCCCGGCCCTCGCCCAAAAGGCCGTTTCGCTCGCCAAGGAAGCCGCCAAGGAAGCCTTGATCAACCGCGGATTTAACGATCTCCGCTAGGTTTCCTGACACCTTACCCCCCTCGGCATACATCCGGGTATGCCGGCGGGGTTGACCCCAGAATCACTTCAAAAGCTGCGCGATCCAGCGGATTGCGTCGCCTGATCGGATCGCGTCCCGGTCAACCGGCAGGAGTCGATAGCCTTGGAGCAGCGATTCTGCGGCCTTGCGGATGTCGGCGTGCGCCTTTGCGCGGACGACGTGGCATCCCCCTTGGACTTCAATCGCAAGCCGCTGCGCCTGGAACAAAACATCCGCACGGCATCTGCTCCCCACGAGATAAACGCAGTCGTACTGCGCACCTTCGATTCCGGCCTCGATGATCTGCCGCTCAAGCTCTGCCTCGAGCTCGCTCCGCGTCGCGCGCTTTGCCGGCGCCAAGCTCGCTTTCGCCGCGGGCGCCGCGAGCGACACCTTGCCGAATTTGCGCTGGTGCTGCTCGACCTGCTCCTCGGTCAGCCATCGTGCGCTCATGGTGCCGCCTTCCTCGGGCGCCCGACCTTTCGCCCAGGCTGCGTCTTGCCCACCCGCACCCGGTGTTCGCGCACGATGCGCGCCATGCACTCGCGGCAATACGGCATCTTCAAATCCTTCGTGGACTTGTTGTCGCCGAACGCGCGGCCGGGCAGTTTGGCCTGGCAGCCGGGGCACCATTTTTTCACGCTGCGAGCTCCTCGCCCGAATCATCGTCAAATTGAAGCGACTCCTGCAACTCTGCGCGCTTGCCTTCGCTCGCCAATTTGATGTTGTGCTCGGCCTGCCGGTAGTAGCTCGACTTCAATTCAATGCCGATTCCACGCCGACCGGCGCATAGGGCCGAATAGACTTCAGATCCAACGCCCATGAACGGGGTTAGCACAGTCTCGCCTGGATTCGACCACATCACAATAGCCCGGTCAATCACGTCCAGTTGCAGCGGATGTACGTGCCGCTCGTCATCGAATTCGCGCGCATCCCGGTAAGGCAGAACACGGTCCAAGCGCACATCATCCCAGAATGCCGACGCGTAATGCCGCCAAATCCAGTGCGAGTATTTATTCTCAAGCTGGCTCCCGGTCCAGCCTTTGTACTTCATCACGCCGTTGGGCATCTGCGTTGCGCCGGCGTATTCAAGCAATCCGTTCGGATGCGCAACCGGCACCACGTTGACGCCCTGCCTGCGGAAAATAATCAACTGATCCGCGTTCGCAATGCTGCACTTAGTCGAATCTATCGTCAGGTTTTTGTGCGAAAGGCTTTTTGTCATCGTCCGGTTGCGCACCGTCAGCGGCTCTTTCCACACGTGATAGCGCGCGATGAAGTGAAAGCCGATTTTTTCATGCAAGCGAATCAGTTCTCCAGGAAAATCAATCAGCCGATCAAGGCCGGAATTGCCGGTAGGAATATCGGTGCAATGGACTGCACTCACCCGGCCCGGCTTCGTGAGGCGATGCACTTCGCGCACGATGAAATCGTATTGCTCGAAAAATTCCTCGCGGTCGATACAGTTCGACAGGTCGCGCTCGTCAGAACTGTACTGATATAACATGCAAAAAGGCGGAGAGTAAACCGATAAGTCAATTGATTGACTTGGAAGCGCTGCCATAATCTCGCAGCAATCTGCGTTATATATGGCAAACCTATTTGTTATTAGTTGTTCAAGTACTGCCATGATTATCCTCCTGGCGATGATGGTTCAAACGTTACGATAGCCATGTTGGCAACTCCACTCGCTGATTGCCAACGTCCCGCACGATGCGTTTTGAATTGTGCATATGCGTCAAGAGTTCGGTGAACATTTTATCCGCCGCCTCGCTTTTCCTGATCATGTTTTCGCGCACGTGATGTTCTCCTTCGGTTGAAACAATGTCCACGGTAACGGTATTCCTTTGCCCAAAGCGCCAGCAGCGGCGAATGGATTGATAGTATTGCTCGTAGCTGTGCGACGCGAACGTTACGACGTGCGCGCAGTGCTGCCAGTTCATCCCCCACGCCGCGAGTTTTGGCTTCACCACGAGCACGCGGATTTCGCCGGACGCGAATGCGGCATAGGCTTCCTCTTTTTCCCCATCCGTGTTGGCGCCGGCAACCTGCATCGATCCTTTGATTGTTTTTTCCAGAATATCCCCTTCCGCATTCAGGTGACACCACACGATTGCGGGTTCGGGATGATCTACGAGTCGCGCGACAAGTTCCGCGCGTTCGTCCAGCGTGCGCCTGCGCTCGTCTCGTTCCTCTTGTAGTCCAAATGCAGGAATCGTGAATAACATCCCGTCCGCCGGCCGCTTGGGTGTAACGATGTGATCGCGCACCCGCATCGGCGGCAGAATAAAGTCGCCTGCATCGAAGCCCAAATCGGCAGGCGATCTGCACGCCATAGCCCAGGAGCAGACCCAACGCCAAAACGCGGTTTCCGCATGCCCCTTCATGCGCCATTGCCCTATCTGCTGCGCCACGCGATAGGCGAGCTTTGCAAAATGCTCTCCACCACGGGCGCCGCGCGCCAGCTTCACATCGCTCATGCGGCTGCGCTTTTTATCGTCCTGCACGAAAAACCTAGAGAGCATATCGCTGTAGCCAAGCGCGCCTAGCGCCTCGCTTGATGTGCCGAGCTCATGGTAGTCGTTCGGCGCGGCCGTCGCGGTGCAGAGCAGCCGGTATGCGTGCTTCGCCATGAAGCGAGTGACTTGCTTTTGCGTTGCGCCGGAAAAGTGTTTCAGTATGCTGCTCTCGTCGCACACGACGCCGCCAAAATCAGCGGGCTCGAATAGATGCAGCTTTTCGTAATTCGTAATGACGATGCCGCGCCCAGTGTGCTTGCCGTCGCGCGAACGCTCGCACTCGATACCGAACTTCGCGCCCTCGGCCAGCGTTTGAATGCCTACAGCAAGCGGGGTGATAATCAGGACCGGCTTGTTGGTTTTGCGCACAACGTTCTCCGCCCACACAAGCTGCATCGGCGTCTTACCCAGCCCACAATCGGCGAAAATTGCGCCCTTGCCTTTGCGCAAGGCCCAATCGACAAGCGCCCGCTGAAAGTCGAAAAGGAAATCCGGCATCCATATCGGATTGAAGCCGGACATTGCTGCGCTCTGCGACTTGCGCTCGATGAATTCGGTGTAGGCGTCCATGCCGCGATATTTACGAGATTTTACATATTTGTCAAGCGCAACCGGCGCGCTGCCTGATGAGCGCGCGCAGGGGAGCGGCAATCTGCCCCTGCCATTTGCCGGCGCCGGCACGGTGCAAGATTTGCGTTTCGCGCCCCGAAGGGATAAGCGCGAAAGCGCAAATCGGAATCAAACCTAACCCCGGTGCCAGCACCGCACCATGCACCGAACACACCACGCACACCCCCCCTAAAGGGGGGTGCGTTTGTGTTCGGTTTTTGTGTTCGGACACAAAACTGAACATTTGTGTTCGATTTGTGTCCGATTTGTGTTCGCTAGATCAGCCACCAGAACCCGGCCTCCGTGGCGGCAATGTTCGATGCTTGCAACTCGTCCTGGCCGCGCCTGAATGCCATGCGCCGCGCATTTCTAGCCGCTGACGCATCCTTTACGCTAAGTTTTTGACTAATAGGGCGAATTCGTGCGTAATTATCCTGCCAATCATCTACTTTTGCGGCTTTAACGTGCGGAAAGATGGAGGTTTCAGGCAGCATTTCCCCGTGCTCTTTGATGGCGGATTTCAGGGCGTCCAAACAGACACACGCATTTGCTGTCAAACGCTTGCGTTTTGGGGGGGATAAAACGGCCTTTTTTTCGACCGAACACAAATCGAACACAAAACAGGTTTGTGTTCGATCGCCGTCCGAATCCAAGCCTAAATCGAGCACCTTCAACTCGAACTCGAACACATCCCCGGATTCGCCGTCCCGGCTTTTTTCAACCGTCGCCACTTTGTCCGAAACTTCGATAACCACATCGGCCGCGGCGAAAAGCGACGAATGGCCGCGTGGACCTTGGCTCTTTTGTTTGCCGGTGTGGTGGACGATGCCTATTCCTGACCCCGTTTCATCCCGGATCGTATCCCCGGCATAAATGACGCGCGTCAAATCGTCGCCCTTGTTTTCGTCACCCCCAGGCATTGACCGGCTGAGGGTGTCGAGCAGGGTCAAGCCGAGCGGCAAACCGGCCTGTTTTTCCAGTTTATGCAACTCATCGATCAGGTATTCGACTTGGAATGGGTCCATGAAATTAACGGCGCGGGTAATGATCCGCAGCGGCACGATACCGTCGGCCACCTCGCCCATGTTCTGATCTCGCCATGCCTGAAAACGCCTCAGGATAGACTGCCCGGCCTCGGCTGCGATATACACCACCAGCGCCGGCTTGACGCGCCGGCCGCGCCACGGCATCCCCGTCGCGATGTGCCCGGCAAGATCGATCGTGAAAAACGTTTTTCCGCCACCGGACGGGCCGTAAATAAGATGGAGGCGGGCTCGTTCTATGAGCCCTTTAATCAGGTAATCCGTGTCGAGGCCGGGCTTGGCATCATTGAGCCAGACCCCAGGAAATAGCGGTGCTTTACTTTCCTGCCAGTCCCTATGACCCTCCCCATTTCCCTTACCGTTCCCTTTGCGCGCAAGTCTCTCAATGGTCGCGCCGACTTCAGGCACTTCTTTCCTGATCCGCCGGAAACCTTCCGGCATCTGGCTGCGCTGCGCGTCTGTGAGGCCATGCCACCAAAGGATAAAGTCGCCCGCCGGCATACCCCAGATAGCATCGTCTTCCGGGCTCATGGTTAAATCCGCAGTTTGTGCTGTTCCTCGTGCAATTCCGCTTTGATCTGCTCTTTAGTCAGATCACGAACACGCAGCATGAAATCGGCACATTGATACGCACACAAACAGCGCTCGTACATAGTTGATTGTGATTCGGAATTGGCTGACATGCCCGCTGCAATTGCTATTGCAATGTAATCGCGCAGTGACATACCTGGATAAGCATCGCAAGCGTCCGATTTTGGGAACGCTGTACCGCCGTCTTCTAGGGTCATTTCGGTCTCCCCCAACAAGGGCTGAAGGCGAGTCCCCGGACGTGTTGGGCGTCCGGGGGCGGGTCTCGCTTTGAAACATCGGGCTGGCCGGCCCAACATTATTAGCCTACGATATTCTGTCGATTATTTCAATGAGGGAGGGAAAAAATGAAACACGATGGCGGCCCCGCGTTCCCCGGCGCAACGCCTAAAGAACTGGGAATGACGCTGCGCGACTACTTCGCGGCAGCTTCGCTGTCGGGGCTAATCTCGTCCCAGATTGATACCACAAGCAGCATTGATGATCATGGGGATTTCCGCGAATTGTATGCAGCGGCGGCATACGGGATAGCCGACGCGATGCTCGCCGAACGACTGAAGTAGCCTACGCTCCCGGCGTCAGCCTTGCGGCCAGTTCATCCATCGCCCGGCGCAGCTCGTCGTGCGTGTGGCCCGGATGCTCCCGTATCCACTGCGCCCGCTCGCGCTCGAAGCGTTTCATCCGCGCAATCCCGCGCATCACCGCGCTATGGTCCGGTCCTGGCTTTCTGCGGCTGACGATCATTGACCACCTCGATAGGCGGCAGAGGCGGACGCAGCGCCCGACCTCTGCCTAGCTTTTCCGGCGCGGCGATAGGATTACCGTGCGGTCGAGCGTTCAATCGGCCCCGGACCGAACGCGGTTGAATTCCGGGGCCTGGCCGGTGCTGGGGAGGGAACCGCCGCGCGCCGGTTGCGCGTCAGTTTAGCACTGAAAAATACAGAAAAAAGGCGTTTTAAGCCTTCAAAATACATTGAAACCTATCATCAACTTCCGCCCAGGCGAAGTTGGCGATCTGTTTTCCCTCCATCGAGAAAGCGCGGTCGCAGCGCGGGCAGAATAACATCATGCGGCTCCTATATACCAATGGTTTTCTGCCACAGCACCGCCCCTTTTCGTCAAGTTGGTATGGACCTACACTTTGATTGATGTTCATGTAGAAATTGACGCTAAATAGAGTCTAAATAGAGTCTATTTGGATGCCTGCATTGCAGCAACGCACTTGCATACGGCGCGGCTGAGAGATTCATCTGCGACCCACGAAATTCGCCCTTGCTCGAAAACATTCCAGTGTTTTGAAAGAGGGTTCCATGTCAGGTCCAGCTTAAAACGCTTTATCAAATCGAAGCATTGCGCTGAGTTATTGATAAGGTCATACGCACCCCCATTCAAATCGCCTTCGTAGTGGACAATCCTGACAAAAAAGCCATTTTTGTCATCGTCAATCTTAAAAGGTAATCCAGTCGCCTTCCGGCACCAAATCGTAATTTTCAGATCATCCATTACCGGACTCCATTATTTTTTTTATGAGACCAACGCCATGCGCTTTTCCTATATCTCCAAAATTAAGCGAGTCCCAATAGTGGTCTTTTATGATTTCGCACATTCGCTCTCTTTCGGCCACGACGGCTTGTTTGCATTCTTGCCGCGCTTCGTCGCGTTGATGCGTAAGCGCGGCGATTTCAGCACGCAGTCCTTCGATTATTAATGCGTCTGCATCCGTCCACCTTCTCATAACTCTGTCCGCAATCACGGCTAGATCATTTTCCAATGGCGTGCCGTCGATACGCTTTTTATACCAAGGGTGAGCTTCGAATGCAGACTGGAAAGCGGGGTAGGAAACTGTAATGCATATCATGGCGCTGTCTCCGTATCATTCGTCAATGGTTTCGTGATCCACTTGTGCCCATGCTGATACAGCCATTTGCAGCAGCAGAGGCAATACGTTTCAGGAGGTTTGTTTTCATCGTAGAAAGTCTGGTGAATCACGTGCTCGTCCGATAGCCAGCAAAGCACACGGCCAAATGTGTCGCGCCACATCATCCTATTGAAATAGCCACGGCGAAGGCCGCGCCAAAATGCGCGACGGCCTAATTTGTTCAACAGATCGACCCCTTCCCTGCCCGCGCCCATTCCTACCCATCCTTACCCATTTACCGGCCCCTCTATTCGTCCAGGATGGCCCTGGCAATCATTTGGCGTTCCACCTGCGAGCACGTGCAGTGCGCTCCGCCGCCAGTATGCGAATTGCAATACGCTATCTGCAAAATTGCATCGCGCAGCCGCGCTCTCTCTGTCTGCAATTCCGAAAATAGCCGCGCAGCAATAACGTGCTCTTTATGATGCGACTTACGCAGGTAGTCGAGCGTTTCCGCCATAGCTTGATTGTCGGTCATTGTTGATGTCCCTCGCTTAAATCAACCATAGTTGACTTGACGGCCTCGGCCAATACTTGCGGCGCAGCGCTACCTATAGATGCAGTCATGGAGCCCACGAGCACGGCAAAAAAGCCAGCCCACCAAAGCACGGGCTCAGGCGCGGACTCGGCGAATGGTTTTACGCCCTGCATCATGTATTGAGCGCAATCCGATCCTTCTTTCATGCTGGCGTCCATATCAACCCCGCTATCTCACAAGCCAGACAGCAAACGTGACCCAACTGATAACAGTAAAAACTATCACGGCCCCTGCGATTACGACGAATGCGGAAAATTTCACGCGCCATCCCCAAGCCAGAATAGGCGGCGCACGCGGTCAGGGTCCGATCCTGTTGGCGCAGGCCAGCGGTATTCAGTTCCGCGCATCGTCGGCAGCGGCTTCGAGCTCGGGCCGATCTCGTAGCTGTAAATCCGCCCGTTGCGATCCGAGCGCCCGGCATAGACCTGATGCACGCGGCCCTCGTTCCTCAAATCCGCCAGCCAGCTCCGCAGCGTGCGCTCGTGCGGCCCGCCGAGCTCGAGGCTGATCTGATCCAACGTCAGCGGCCCCAGGCGGTGCAGGATGGGCGGGATCAGTTCCTTCACGGCTTACGCTCTGGTTTAGCTTGGAACCTGGAGGGCTCGAAGTGACATGGGTGCCGGGGCGATACGTACATCCACGAACGCTGGTAACTGCATTGTAGCCAGCCCGCCGCGTGCAATACGCCGCTCGCGTCGTCAGCCGGACGAGAATTGGCGCAGTTGGCGCATGTACGATGAACATCGATGTTTTGGCTCACAACAAAAACCCCCTAGATTGCATGAACTCTATAGGGTCTTTCCCTCCTTTTTGCAAATTACAGCGTTTTCGTAATAACTGAATATTGTCATCTGTGTTTGATCCGCCACGCACTAGAGGTATTTTGTGATCCATTTGAAAATCGTCGCCTAATGGTTTCTTGCAGCAAGCGCATTTTCCCCTTTGTAACACAAACAACCTTGCCGGCAAATCTTTAGACAATGCTCCGCCTCTGTTTTTCTTTGCCGCTCTCCTGTTTTGCTCACTTATCTTCATCTTTACTTTGTTGTGTTCTCGCCATCTTTTATCAATATTTCTCTTTTTATCTTTGTTTTTGGCGGTCCATTCAGAGGTTTTTTTATTTAAAATAACGCGATTCTTTTCCCTATATGCAGAACTCTTTTTTCTGATTTTATCCGGGTTGTTTGTGTACAATTTTTTATCTTTTGCTTTTAACTGTTCAAGATGTTCCGCTCTGTATTTAGCCCACCTCTCTTTTCTTTGTTCTGGATTTTCCAAGTGCTTCCTGGCTTGGCGCTCATAATTACATTTTTTACATACTCCGCATGGATAAAAATCCAGGCCGCCACATCTGCGGCACACTTTCTGATGGGATGGTGCGCCGCAGCGCTCAGGCGGCAGTTCAGGTATTTGGGTATCCATGCGCTGCATAATAATTTGCGCACTTGCTAACTGTCAAGCGATCTGATACCTTTTCCAAACATGGATACCAAATATCAAACGGTCACGCAGGCAGCGGAGCAATCCGGTTATACACGCAGTTGGATTCACCTCCTGATAAAAGATAAGCGCGTTCCCGGCGCGAAACGGATGGGAACAATCTGGCTTGTGCCGCGCCCTCTAAAATATATTTCTAAAAAGACTTGACAGTTATCAAGTGTGCGTTTATCTTGCAACTGTGCGCTGCGCGGCGGCGCAAAAAGGGGGGAACGGAAATGAACAAACGGCAAAGTTTTGAAGCGGGGCGCAAAGCGTTTGAACAGGAACACGCAGTTATCCCGCCGCGTGATGTTGATGGTGACGTATATGTCGCAGGCTGGCTCACAGCGCGCGACGAGTACGAACAGCGGCAATTCGCGGCGTACAAGAGAGAGACAGAAATGATTATGACGCCGCATGATACGCTTTCCGAGAGGGCTGGAAAATGACTGAACAGAGTCTAACCGATTTAATGGACGAGCACCGCGTTGTGCCGGTGCCAGCGTCCGAGCTTGACGCACTTCGGCGGGATGCCGCTCGCTGGAACCTGATCGTGGAACTGACGAAGCACGAAATTGCAGAGCTTAATCCGGCGTGCAAAGCCATATGGAATAGGTTTGTAAAAGGTGGGTGGTGGACGAACGATTTAGAACAAATGATAGACGCAGCAATACAAGAGAATAGTAAAAACGCAGGTAGGATTTTCTAGGAGGCCGAAATGTCCGACTACGATTTCCGCGACCCAGGAGCTTATGTGCAGATCAAACCGTATCAGCAGATGACGAACAACGCGCCAGCCGACTATTCAGCCAAGTTGGCGGCTGCGAAAAGGACTTTGGGGCCGCGTTGGTGTTTAGCCCAACCGATCAACGGGCGCATTCCGGCCGAGAGCAAACCGCAGATTCGGCTGGTGAGGAAGAAAACATGACTTGGACCATGTGCGAAGCCTGCGAGACGTGTGGCGAGACTAACGACGGCGGCGAGTGGTACTGTGGGCGCTACACCTGCGCGCGGTGCGTCAAGGCCCAGATCGCAGCGGAGGACGCGCCGGGAGACTGGATCGAGGAAGCAAAAATCCGCGAGAAAGAGCAACACGACGATCGCCTAGATGATAAAGCCGAGCGCGGCAGTTGGTCCGACTGGCGCAATGTGACTGATCGCAGAACGGACGGCAAGTAATTTCAACGAGAGGGAGAAACGCATGTTCAAAGTCACGGTTACCGAGTGCAACCCGCTGGCCGACCTGGGCGCCCCGCCGGTAGAGGTAGAAGTGTTCCGCCAGAGCGTCGAAGCGCTGGACCTGCGCAGCGTGATCGAGGCGATCAACAGGCGTCCCAGGAAGCCGCGCGAGGCCCGCGCGCCGACGAACGCAAAGAAGGAGGCGAAATCATGAAAATGAAGATCAATGCATTTCTGCACTACCACAAGTCGGATTGGTCGAACGTAGCCACGTACCGCTTACACTGGAGCGACGTGACCGGCGTGTTGGGACCGGAATACGTGATGATCCGCGAGCAGGAATTTGAAGTTGAAATCCCCGACGACTTCGATCCGAGGCCGATCCAGATTGCAACCCTACGCGCAGAGCGGGAGAAAATCGTTGCGGAATGCGAGGCCAAGAAGCAAAACCTGGACGAGCAAATCATGCGGCTTTTGGCGATTGAAAACACGGTTCCGGCATGAGCGACGAAACCACTCTTGTAGTGCCGTACTCCCGCGCCGAGGACCGCGTGCCAGCCGCGCCGCAGTCGCCCATGGCAATGGTAGCCGACGCGGTGCAGCGCGGCATGGACCCCGCCACGATCAAGGCTTTGATGGAGTTGGCCGAACGCAACGAGGCGAACGAAGCGCGCAGGGCGTACAACGCGGCATTCAACGCTTTCAAGGCCGACGTGCCAAAGATAATCCGCAGCACGATGGTAACGGACGGCCCTCTGAAAGGGAAAAAATACGCCGATAAATACGCCATCGTTTCCGCTGTGACTGCCGCGCTGTCCAAGCACGGCCTTAGCGCATCGTGGCGCACGACGAAGGATGAAAAGGACTGGATCGAAGTCACCTGTACGCTCCGGCATGTAATGGGGCACGCCGAGAGCGACGCCAAGGGCGGCCCGCCGGATACCGGCCCCGGCCGCAACACGATTCAGGCGCGATCGAGCACCAACAGCTACCTGGAGAAAATCACGCTGAAAGCAATCTGCGGGCTGGCTGAATCTGGTGACGACGACGACGGGCGCGGCGGAAAGGGCGCCAAGATGCCGGACAAAGCATTGGCGGACTGGCTCGCCGCGGTCGAAATGGCCGAGTCGATGGAACAGGTTGAAGCGGTGTGGCGGCAAATCTTGAGCGCGTCCACCGCTATAGGCGACATAGCCGCCCACGAAGAATTGAGAGCCGCAGTCTTGGCAAGAAGGAAGTCCATAAAGGGAGCGGAGAAAAAATGAGCACGCAGGAAGAGGTGGTAGTTTTCAAGCCGATCGAAGCCGCGCTGGCCGCGCTGGATCAGAAGTTCCTGAACGTCGTCTATGACGCCAGCACGCCGGAGGGTCTCGCGGTAGCGAAGGCAGCAAAAAAGGAAATCTCGGCCTACCGGATTTCCCTTGAAAATGCGCGGGTGCGGGAAAAGGAATCGAGCTTGCTGTACGGGCGAAAAGTCGATGCCGAGGCGAAGCGCATTGCCGCGCGGCTGGCCGTGCTGGAAGACCCTGTGACCAAGGCCATTGACGAGGTGGTGAAGGCGGAGCAGCGCGCGCGTGAAGCCGCAATCGAGGCCGAAAAGCGGCGCATTCTCGCCGAGCAGGATGCCGCGCGGGTAGCCGAGGAACGGCGCATGGCTGAACAACGTGCCGAGATTGCGCGCCAGCAGGCTGAGATCGCGCGGCAGCAGCGGGAAGCGGAAGAGGCCGCACGGGCCTCGCGCGCTAAGATCGAGGCGGACGAACGCGCAGCCCGCCAAGCCCGCGAGGAAGCCGACCGCGCCGCGCGCCGCGAACGCGAGGAAGCAGAAGCCGCGGCGAAGAGGATCAGGGATGCCGAGGAAGCCAAGCTAAAGGCCGAGCGCGACCGGATAGACGCCGAGGCGCGGGCTCTGGCCGAGGCCAAACGCGCAGAGCAGCAGCGGATCGACGACGCCGAGCGCAAGGTGCGCCAAGAGGCCGAAACGAAAGCCATGCAGGAGCGCCTGGCCGAGTCCCATAGACAAGCCGTAGCCGAGCGCCAGAGGCAATTCGCGGCGGATACCGAGGAAGCCATTCGGCTGCTGCGCCAGCGGATCGAAGGGAATGGGCGCTACGCCGACATCGCGGCGGCGATCGACGAATATCTTGCTCAAAAGGCGCCGGCATGAGAGACAGCTTCGACAAATTCCTTGAGCAGGGGGAGCAGGCATGAGGGCGCTAGAACTAACTGGAAAACGCTTTTCGCGTCTAGTTGTAATAAAACGCGCCGGAAGCAGAAATGGATTCTCGCAATGGGAGTGTATTTGCGATTGCGGCAATACCCGCTACGCAATTGGTCCCGCATTAGTTGATGGTTATACCAAATCGTGCGGGTGTCTGTACGACGAAACCAGGACGACGTGCCATAGGACTCACGGAGAACGTAAAACAAGGGCATACACCGCGTGGAGCCTTATGCGCAATAGATGCGGAAATCCAGATGGCAAAAATTTTGACAGATACGGGGGTCGAGGAATTAAAGTCTGCGAACGTTGGTCATTGTTTGCGAATTTCCTGCAAGATATGGGGCAGCCAGCCCAAGGCATGACGCTTGATCGAATCAACAATGACGGAGACTATGAGCCGCTTAATTGTAGATGGACAGACAGAAAAACACAGCGCAGAAACAATTCCATGAACATCCGAGTAGTCCTGCGTGGACAGGCTCTCACTCTAGCTGATGCCTGCGAACAACTTGGATTAAAGCTAAGTACCGTGTATATGAGAATTCACCGAAGCGGCTGGAGCGTCGAGCGAGCATTGGAGATCACGTTATGAGCTTGAAGGAATTTGCAGAAGATGGGGAACAGGGAAGCCTTTCCTGGTTGATGTCAAGGCTTGGGCACTGCACTGCCTCTCGCTTTAAGGACGTGATAGATAAGTTGAAGAATGGAAATCCTGGGGCGAAGCGTAATTCGTATATGTGGGAACTAACCATTGAGCGTTTAACGGGGCAGCCCGCAACACATTACGAATCCGCCGCAATGCAATGGGGCACAGAGAACGAAGCGGAAGCGCGCCAGCAGTACGAAGCGCATACCGGCGCCCTGGTTGAGGAAACCGGCTTTATCCATCATCCGTCGCTTGAATGGGTAGGCGGATCGCCCGATGGGAAGATTGATTCAGTCGGCGTAGTGGAAATAAAAAATCCGTTCAACAGCGCGAATCACCTGCAATGCTTCCTTACCGGCTTTCCCGAGGAACACCGCGCGCAAACGCAAGGGTTGCTCTGGCTGATGGACAGGCAGTGGGTTGATTGTGTGTCATACGATCGCCGCCTGCCCGCGCCATTGAATCTCTACATTGAGCGGCAGCAGCGCGACGAAGATTACTGCGTCATGCTGGCCGCAGAAATCACGGTGTTTAACGCCGAGGTTGCCGCGATGGTCGAAAAGCTGAGGACGATCAAATGACCATCGACGAGATGATCCGCTGCGCCGGCCGCGAGCTTGGACTGAGGCGCGCGGTATACCCGAAGTGGGTAGAGCAAAAGCGCATGAACCAGGCCGAAGCCGACTTCGAGATTTCCTGTATGGACGCAATTTACTCGCACCTGAAAGCGGCAAAAGAATCCAGTCCGCCGCCTCCAGCCGAAACCGGCGGTGCTGGACCGGAGTCAGCAGCGGCGCAGTCCTCGACTGCCATTGCCTGGGCTGTGCCTTCATCCGAGGGTATAGGGCAGGGAGAGATTGCGTCCGCTGCTGCCCCGACCGACGAGGAACTGATCGCCGACATCGAAAAGCGCGTGAAGCGCAAAGACTTCGATCATGCGTTCGATTTAGCGCGCGGCATCCAGGATCAGGATTTGCACGTGAAGACGGTCGAGCGGATTGATCGGGCGCTCGCGTTCGTCGCGGCGAAGGCGGGAGCGAAATGAGCGCCAAAGTCGAAGCCCTGCTTACGCGGCTGGACGATATTTCTAGCAGAGCAGGCCATGAATGGAACGCCGCGAAAGACGCCGCCGCGCTGATCCGCGCCCAGGCCGAGGAAATCGCCCGGCTGCAATCAGAAAAGGAGGAAGTGGTAATCGCGTATCAGGCTGCGCTCAATGAATGCAAAATAGCCAACGCGCACACGCTGCGGCTGCGCGATGAGCTTGGCTCGGTGCAGATGCTGAACGATGGCCTGCGCGCCAACATCGACGCTATCGCAGACGTTTTCGGCATTGGAAGCGCTGCAAGATCAGCAGGAATTATCCTAGCCAATGTACGGAACGCCAACCGGCGCAGCGATTGTCTTTCCGCAATCGAGCGCGAGTTTTTCACCAGAACGGGAGCGGATGAAGACGGAGAGCAGGCAGAGGAATGCTTGCTGAATTGGGGTGCTGATCCAGAGGAATACGTAGAACAATACCGCAAGGTCCAGATCGAGACTGCGACGGCGGGGCAGGAGTTGCTGTATGTAGCGGCCAAGGTAGGTGTGTTAAATGATGGCACGAAAGGCATTACGTGGCTTGACAATAGATACCTGCGTGAGGGAGACAAGCTCTACGCCGCGCCGGTCCCTGCGGGCGATGCGGTCAGCGTGCCTAGGAATCCGACTGACGCAGAGTGGGGCATGATTCAGAAGCGCGTTGACGATGACTGCCCGATGAGCATAGTCGCCGATTTGGGAACCAATCCGCCGCGCGTATCCTGGAACGACGCGGCGGGGAGAATTATCAGCTATGCCGAGTCCGCCTTTGCCCAAGGAATGATCGCAGCGATGGCGAAATGAGCGCCAACAGAAACGGAATCGCGCACAAGGGCGAATGGTTCGCCGTCCGCCGCCCAAATGGGCGCCTGAGCGGCAGAATGTTCCGCTGCCCGTTTCGCGCGGCCGAGCACGCGATGAGAGCTTACGGCTACGCGTGGTGGCCGGAATTGGTCCGGCGCGGGATACGCATTGTTGCCGTGGATGGGGAGAAATGAGCAAAGCGCCGTCTGACGCCACGATGCTGCGCCGATGCAAGTCAGATTTGAATAAAGCGCGCAATACGCTGAACAATGTAAAGATCGATTACGCAGCGTGCCTCGCCAGTTTTCACAAGGCCACTAAAGAACGCGACGAATGGAAAGAACGATTCGATGCTCTGCTCAGACGCGATGGAGAAAAGAAATGACCGCCGAAGTCGAAGCCCTGCTAGAACGGCTGGACGAGGCACATGGATTCGGGCAGAAACTAGCGGGAGACGCCGCCGCGCTGATCCGCGCCCAGGCCGAGGAAATCGCCAAACTGCGCGAGCAGCTTGCGGCTGTGGCGCAGGCGGAGCGCGAGCGCGATTTGCTCGGCACGGCTATAGGCACAGGGTATGCGCCGCCAGAGAATCTGATAAAGGACGAAATGACTCGGCGCAGAGCAGCGCGAGCGGTGGAATTGCATGAGGAAATTGCACGCCTGCGCGAGCAAATCGCGGCTGCGGCGAAGCAGGAGCCAGTTGCATGGCTTGGAGTTGGATGCATCAGCAAAAAGCCAATCGTGCAACTGCCTGACGAGCCGAGAATGCCAGCGTGCGACCCGTGGCGTCCTCTCTACGCCGCGCCCGTACCTGCGGGCGATGCGGTTAGCGCGCATGAGAAGCAGTTAGTCGCGTGGCACTATTACCGTGAGCCATATTTCTATGTGATCTTAGATCAGGAAGTAGCACCGAACGATCCCATACGGAGTAACGGGTGTCCGCTCTACGCCATCGCCCCCCGCGAGGCCAAAAAACCAAACTTAGAGAAAGGGGGTGATTGCCATAGACCCGAAAAATCAGCAACCAAGGGGACCAATGTCGTAACGGGGGCTGCGTATCCGAACAACGCGGACAAAGAACCGGAGCGGGCACAGGTAGTTCACGGTTCCGCACAAGCCGATGCCGCGAAGCCTCGGGGACCGAACGAGGCGACGCTAGATGCGGCTCCTGCGCCTGACTCCGACCCTGCAATCCGCGTGCCGTGGAAGAATCCTGCCCCTATCCCGACCGAACGCACGCCACTGGACACAGCAATCAAGATCGCAGAACTAGAGCGCGAGTGCGAACGCCTGCGCGCCGAGCAACGAGAGGAATACGCTAAGACACGCGCTGCTATCGAAACATGGCGCGGGCGCTGCAATGAGCTGCAAGTCGTCGCCGATGCAGCAAAGGCGTTTGTAGCGTGGTGGACTGATGGACAAGATGACTTTGATGACCTGCATAAACATGCAGAGGTCATTGTAGTCGCAGTTCGCGCGCTGGATCGGGGCGAGGTGAAATAAAGTTATGTTTTACAAACACGGACACGCAAAACATTCTGAGAAAGTCCACATAGAGCAGCGCAGGTATCGGATGGACAAGACGTGAGCGCTTTTATTTACAAACTGAATGCGATGGAGAACGCTGCTCAGGCAAAGAATCCGTCAAAAGCTGGTTATGGCGATAAGCGCGAGGCGGTCATCGAATACGTTTCCAAACTGGAAACAGAAGTTAAAGATTTGCGCAATCGCCTCGCCGCAATCGAGGGCGCTGCCGGGCTGAGTGATACCCCGACGAGCGCGCGGTGATCGCGGAATGAACGTGACGCGCATCATCACGATAATCTGCGGCATCATTACCGGCCTCCTGATGCCGATGTTTCTGCTTTCCTACGGGTTTGGCGCTGCGCACGATCCTGAATTTCTGGCAATGGGAATTCTTTGCGGATTTTGGATGATACTTGCGGTATTGACAGCGCCATGATTAAACCTGACGAGCGCGTGTCGGACCTGGTGCTAGAAAGGTTGAAAACGGCAGATGGATGGAATTTGAGTGCGTACCTGCTGCATTCGATCGTGCAGGAACTGCTGGAGCGCCGCCGTGGAGAGTGGATTTGCCCGCAGTGCGGATTGCGAAATGGAGGTAACGCGGAAAATGAGCAAACCTGACGAGCGCGTGTCTGACGAAGTGCTTCAAGAATTCGCTAATCTTGCGAACCAATCCATTTCTCGCAAGATAGCCCGCGAACTGCTAGAGCGGCGCCGGGGAGAATACATCTGCCCGCAGTGCGGCCTGAGGCAGACACCGCAGCAGGATTCAGACGGGGGAATTCCGTGGTGAGCGGTCAGGCGAGCGCCATTTTCAAAGCCTAAGAGTCAGTCGCCCCATACCGCAAGTCTTGCGCAATCCTGAGCGCCCATCCCTTCCCCGCGCTATTCCAATTGCTGAGGTGCGTCATGAATTGCAGGCGCTCGCTGAGTAAGAGCATGATCGTATCTGACTCGTCTGAGGCATCTGCGGCAGCTTGGCTTATCTGCCCCCAATGGCCGTCGTCGGCAACGCCTAACGCCCGCTGTAGGTAGCGCACCGCCGTTTCTGGACCACTGTTATACGCAAAGTCCGCCGCTTGCCAAGCAACGCCGTCAAATAGGTTTTCTGCATGCACGCGGTCCCAGAAATCGCGCTTGAAGATAACCTTGGCACGTTCCTTCGTCATGGCCGAAATGTCCTCGTTCGGGTAGCTATGCTGACTGATCCCATACTTGGTATGGCCGCCAGGGTCATTCGGATTGTTTACCTCGCCGCCTTCATTGATCATGAGCCGGTCAAATGCGTCATTGAACGTGATCAAAGCGTGCATCCTTCGTGTAGTTCTCGTTTCGCAGTTACATACCGATTGTGCGCCTGTTCTGCGGTAGAAAAAACACCTAGATATATCGTTTTTCCGCAGTTTTGAATCCTCGCTCTAAAGCTGCCACCAGGCAATCTATCAACGCCGAGGACTCCAGAACTTTTGTTGTGCGATCTTGCTATACGCACATTTTGCCTGTTGACCGCACCTGTCACGTCGCGCAGGAGGCCAAATCTATTATCAGAGCGTTTGCCATAGATGTGATCGACTTCACCAATTGGCCATGCCCCAGTAGAAAACAGCCAAACGATATGGTGAGCGCGATACTTTTTCCCATCTACAGATATGACCCTGTACCCGTGGATAATGTGGCCGGCAATAGCGCCGACACGTACCCTGTTTGAGGTGGAAACTTTCCAACGAAATATACCTGTATCTTGGTCCCAGTCGAGGACTTCTTTCAAGCGCGCTATACTTACGTCAGTCATGATGTGCCTCCAGCACGGATTGATTAGAGTCCGCCTAGCGTTTGACGCGCTGGCGGACTCGTTTATTTTATAACGCCTACGCTGCTTCTGTCTTCCCGCGCTTGGCAATAGCAACTATCAACTGCGCCCGCGCCACGTCGTCAGCAAGGGAGAGTGTGTCGAGTTCGGCAGACGTCAAATCTCTATTTTCCGCCTTGGCCTTAGACAGAAGCGCCGATATTGTCCCGGCTTGGTTGACGAGCGCTATCAGGAGTTCCACGGCGAGCGCTGCATTCATTGGGCACCCCTCTGGGCAAGGTACTGTTGCAGCGCTACCAGCGCCGTGTTCGTAGCTGTCAGTTTCGCATCAGCCGAGGTTAGGTCAGTTGCCGAGAGAGTGCGCGCGACATCAATACCGGCCCGCGCAACGTCGGTGACTTGCAGGACATTCGCCCCATCGGTTCCGCTGATCTTGCCGGCATTGAGCAGCGTCGTCGCGGTCTCGCGCAGCGTGGTCACTAGAGCGTAGCTCGCCGCAATGCGCTCATTGAGGGTCTGCGGCAGGAGAACGGAGCCCATGCCGTTCGTTCCCGCCGCGCAACCCGGCAGGAGCGCAGGCAGCGTAACCGCGAACCCGAGCAGGCACGCGCCGAGTAGTTTGCGCATCAAGCCGCCGGCGGTACGACTACGGGAGCCGGAACGATGGCCTTGATCGAAGCATCGAGCGCGGTCAGGGACGCCAGGAGCGCGTCCGAATCGGCTGGCGTGATAATCACGTCGCCGGTCAAGGCCGCTGTAAGGGAAGCAACGTCAGTCTGAATGGTGGTGATAGCTGTTTGCAATTGCGCGAGAGTTGCCATGATCTGAGTTTCCTTTTTGATGATGTATAAAAGAGCGTGCGCCAAGTGGTCATCACTGATACTTTCGGCATGCACGATGATTTCGGTGAGTTCCATTTCGCGGCGAATCCTAGCAGGTTGAAAGCCGGCCGTCTGTGCGGTCAGCGGTCTGTGACCATGACCAACAGGGCGAGAAAGAGAAGGACTGCCACGAGCGCCATGCCGATGTCGGCCCAGGATATAAAGCCACGCTGCTTTACGGGCATACCCATATAGCCACCTTGAGCCAATAATGCATCCCTTTGCGAAGAATTGGTGCGCATGTAGTCACCATGCCTTCACTAAGTACGAACCCAGCGCAAAGGTATGGCGTCACCACGCGGTACAGGCCGTCTTTCAGCATCGTATCAACTTGCAAAGCAACAGCACCGCGGCGCACGCGAGCGCATAGGCTGCGACGGCGATTGCGAGATTTTCAGCAGTCCACGGCATAGCTAGAACGTCTTCCCGGCCCACACGATAGGAATCTCGGTGTTTTTGCCGCGCGTCAGTCGAGCAGAGTGAATCATGTCGTCAACCGTGCGATAACGTCAGGAAGGCTTGGCGCGACAATCGCAATCACCTTCTGCGCGTCCTCGGCCGGAACAAGGGGCGTAGCGCCAGTCACGCGGTTCGCCAAGACAATGCCGGTATTGAGCGCCCGCGCCTCGCGTTCCTTCGCGGCTTGGTCCATCTGGTACACGTTCCACTGGCTCAAGGCAAACGACAGCAGCATCATGAATCCGCCGAAGCCCTCGGAAATCGTGCCTAGCATCTGATCGCTGTAGTGGTGCCCGAGCGCGGCCGAAATTGCGCCGCCAGCCATAATCACGGCGCGGCCGGCGGACTCTAGGCGAGCTTGGAGTAAGGGGTCCATTATTCGCGCGGTCTCCGGTTGCCTCGCCATCTAATCTCGAATGTGTTAACCGATACGTAATCAACTTGCAGGTATGCAGTGCCATGCGCGATGTTGAATGATTCACCCACTTTTGCATCCGGGGGAAGCATCCACTTGCCTATCGCTCGCGTAGCTGCGGCAAGGTTATTTACAGCTTGGCATTCTGCGCTGCGCGCGGATTTGAGAGCGGACACGCAGTTCTCCCAATCCTCTATGAGTATCCGGCCGTCGCGCGTAACGTATTCTGAATCTGGCTTTAGAATATCGGTAGTCATGAAGCGCCTCCAACGCTGATTGATTAGAGGCCGGCCGGTGCTCAATACACCGCGCTGGCCTTGCCCATTCTACCGCGCCCGCCTCGCCGCCGCCAGTTCGTCCTTGAGTTCTTTCACGGTTTCAATCAAAAAACGGTGTTCTGCGGAAAAGCCGGCGATAGCGAGTTTAAGATCGTTGGCGTTATCGCGACTCTTGTCCATTTGTTCTTTGAGCGCAACCACCTGAGCAGCCTGCGCATCCTGGGATTTCTTGATGTTTGGTATTTCGTCGATCTTCCCGAAAACGCCAGTAACGCCAGCAACGACAAAGCCCAGGATCGTCGTCGCCATCGCCATGACGAGGGTGCGAACAATCTCTCCACGCATGCCGGGCATGTCCATGTGCTATTGCTCGTAGTGCTGACGCAGCAAGAAGACCAAAACGCCGAATACGACAGTGATTAGCAGGCCGAACAGATCGCGCGCCGAGGTGTGAAAGAAGTGACGAGAGGGAGGATTTTGCATCGCGCAGCATTATCGCATGTTGCGCGCCGCGCCATCTGTGCGGCAGAGGCGACGCGAACGGGAATCAAGTAGGCTGAATCGTTTCTCCTTAGGCCGTTAGTGCAGAAAGTTGCGCCAATGTGACTTGCAGTAAGCGCAGTTGCACATTGCGAATCGTCCCGCCCCACTGCGAACCGCCGCCAGAATGCCCGACTTCGATATTCGGTCCCGCGCCCATCGTGCCGTCGAACGCAACGTTGGTTGCCGGAGCCAGTCCATCCCCGGTGATTGCAAGCCCGGCGATGCCCCAGGAACTAGCGCGCTTCCTAACCACGCCGTTCATGTCCGCTAAGCCGGATTTAGTTACAGCAGTCGTACCGTCGAATGTCCGTATTCCAGTTGTTACGGACTGAGCGTAAAGAAGTCTGCCGTTCGCGGTACAGCAAAGTGCGAGCATTCCAGCACCTCCGCTATCGGCATAATTTGTGCTCAATTCAGCGTAAGCGGTGCCTTGCGTGAAGTCGATGTTGCCTGCGGCCACGTAGTCGAGACGGTCTGCGGCCCTCGCGGAGCCAGCGCTTGCCATTGGGGAAGTTGCCAACTGCGTTGCGGTCAGAGCCTCGAACTGGTTGAAGTCCGCCTCAATCACGTCGGCAGCGCTGCCCATGATGATGCCGAACGCGGCATTGAGGATGGATGCATTCAGTTGGACGCGAGTTTTAGTGATACTGTTCAATTGCGCCGTTACATCCAGCGTTGTCGCACCCTGCTGAATCACGATGGTCCCAGAGCCAGAAACGCGCCGCAGAAACACGCTGTAAGTGCGTGCCGTGGCCGCAGCGACCAGCGTTTGCAGGATCGTTCCGCCGGGCGCGGTGCAGGTAAGCGTGGTGCAGGCGTTGGGTACACCGTCGATGCCGGTTGCCGTCTTCGCAGGGGTGATGCCTACAGCGACCCACGATGGGTCGGTCATGTCGCGGATGGCAGCAGTCGGCGTAACCAACTGCACGCCCGCAGGCTCGCTCCAGTAGCCGCCATACGGCCCTACGGCGGTATCTCGGCCTAGATAGGTCGCGCGGGCAATGCCGGTTGCAACAGGCGCCCAGAGTCCGCTGGCAAGCTTCGTCCAATCTACCGACGCGCGGGTGAGGGTGGCAACTGCCGAGCCAGCAGCAATCGCTGGAACAGTGTTGACGATGCCGTTGCCGAGGTCATCCAGCGGCAGAAAGAATGAAGGGAACGATCCGCCGCCGGAGCCGCCTGTGCCTCCTGCGAGCCGCACGAATTTCCTGCGCTGGCCTACGCGAACTGTCACGGCGCACTCAGCACGCCTGTCGCGCTCGCCATCACCGCGCGAGACCCTGTTCCGGCAAGGCTTGTAATCTTCACCGATTGCCCAGGCGTCGGATCAATCGTCAATTGGCCGTTCACATCAATACTGATCAGACAACTCTTGGTCCCTGTCGCATCGCGGATTGCATACGTCCCGGCCCGCAACGTGATCGTATTGCCTTTAATAGTCAAATCGCGCGCTCCAGGCGTCCCTGCCGCGCTAAATCCGGCGCTCTGATCTACTCCGTATCCGGCGATCGTCACATCCGGGAAAGCCATAAAGCCGGATATCATCGGATTCAACAGGTTCGGATAGAAAGCGTTGAATGCGGTATTTGCATACTGCGGAACCAGCGTTCCGACATTGTTGCGCACAGTGCCAAGAGTAAAAATACTGCCGCGAATGTGGTTATTCAGGAACAAATCTGCCGACCACATGTTATCCAGAGCAATACCGGCTCCGGTGCAATCGAGGGTAAGATTCGAGCAAAACAAAAACGGTTGAAGCGCTGTCGTTTTCAAGTGCTGCACACTGATTGCACCAGTTGGCGTATCAATGTACGTTTCGCTGGCAAACGCCGTAACGCCATCATTGCGGATGCCGATACCGCCAGCACCCAAGCTCATGTGTGTGTGGTCAATGTAGATTGCGCTCGTGTAGCTCGATCCCGATGCAGGCAGCATGTCGATGCCAACGTGTGCGAGGCCAGGCATTTCGCAGTTGTTGATGCGAATGAGGGATGATGGAAAGTTCCCTCCTTGGCACTTCACGTTGTAGGCCGTGAAGCCGACGTGGAGAGTGTCGTCCATAGAACAGGCGTAAGCGCCGCTGCCAAACAGCACAGCGCCAACACCCGCATTTGCACCATAGAGCGTCACATCGCGGATTCCGACGTTTGAGACGACCTTCGTGTTGTCACCGACTTGTACGATAGGCAGCGCCGGGTTGAATGGTTCCCATCGCTGCATCCCGGCGACGAATCCCTGACTGCCTCCACCATTTCCAGGACCAATAAGGGTCAGGCCCGGCTTCGTCACCACGATGTTGAACTTTGGCGTACCTGGGATGTAGAGCTTCGCGCCCTGCGCGGGCAGTGCCGCAATCGCCGCGTTGATCGCCGCGGTCGAATCGGTTGCGCCGGTAGAACTGTAACCGCTGAAGTCTGCTGCACTTACCTGGACTTCGCGCAGTTTGTCCTGTTCGGTGCGCGGTACAGCGCCAACGCCAGCTTGCAGGAAACCGACGAGTGCGGAACCGCCTGGAGCAGCGAGCGATGCGGCAACACCAATAGAATTACTGACGTTATCCTGAGATTGCAGGACATTGTTGAGCGAGTCTCGCAGTTCAAAGCGATACGCCAGGTCATCGGTGATCCAGATTTCAGAAGCCCCTGGAACCCTGCCAGCGGCATCGAGCACAATCGGATTCGGTGCCAAGGTTCCGATGCTGTCGGAGAATGTGGCCTGCGGCGCGCTCGTTCCGGCGGCAAACGTGTAGAGCAACCCGCCGCTTAAGACGATGCCGCCGTTGGTAAATCCCTGAAAAAGGATACCTACAGACGAGGCTAAGGAAAGGCTCACAATGCGCTCCGAATCCGTGATATAAGTAAATTTTTCATGGGGAGAGGGAAAATGACTACGGACCAACTCGCACGCGCGGCAATGGTAGGCGGATTCGCGGTAATCATGCCGATCCTGCGCGTTTTTCTGGAGAGGGGATGGAATTCATTGGTTAAACGCTGCCGCCGTCGTCCCGCCGAGTAGCGGCAATCCGCGCTTGATTGCGTTCGCCACTGTGGGCGCCATATCAGGCCGTTTCGTGAGCAATGCTGCGATGGCATTTTGCCCGACTTGCGTATAGGGCAATGCGCCAAGCGCTGCGCCTCCTATTGTCGCGGCTGCGCCCAATGGGTGCGCGTTGGCGAGGTATCCCAGACCGCCAGTAGCGGCGAGCCCAACGAGCGAGCGCAGCGGGGTTCCTGAATCAGGCACTTTCTGGCTCAAAACAGCCTTTCCCGCGTCGCTCAAATCCTGCATCAGCGCGCTGCCCTTGGCGAAGTTCCCGTGCGCCACGCTCTTGTCCTGCGCCTTAACCGCCGCGCTTAGTTGCGCCGGCGTGAAAAGACCATCGTGCGCCCCTTGTGATGCCGCCGCAGCCCGTATGCGCGCGTAATTCGCCCATCCGGTATCGATTGCGTGGAGTTCCGCAGCTTGGCCTGGATTGGCCCGCTGAAGCGTTCGGTTTATGGTGCTGTGCATCTCCTGCAATGCGTCCCCCAACTGCCTGTTATCGAAGGATGGATCGCTTGCATAGCCGCGCGCTTTGCGCAGCAATTCGCTTGTCACGGTTTTCAGCGTTTCGCCGTTCATCAAGCCGCTAGGTGTGGCTTTTCCGAGCTGCGTATTCACGATGTTGTTGAATTGGGTCGCCTGCGCCGGAGGCAATTGCGCCACCATCGCCTTAAGCCCGGCGAAGTCCTGCGCGAACTGCGCATCCGGCTTGAATGACAAGTTAGGCAAAAGCGCGTCGTAGCGGTCGCCTAACTTCGTCGCTACCGCATCAACGCCGTCGCGTCCGACGATCCTCGGCGCTTTTTCTCCAATCGGATCGAGCGCTCGCTGATAGGCCGCGGTATTGAAATCTGACAATCCGCGCCCCTGCGCGGTCTTGATGAAATCGCCAAGGAACGGGATGCTGGTTGCGGCATCTTCCACACGCTGCGCCGCACCGCCCATGATTTGCCCTGGAGTCGGCGTGACGCCTGCATCCATCAATGTGCGCACCTGCGGATTTACTTTCGGACTGACGACGCGCCCTATGGCGTTTCCTACAGGCGTCATTACCGCACCGCCAACTGCTCCGGCCAGCGCCTGCGCGGATTTTTCCTTCGCAAATTCGGTGCCAGTCGCAGGAGTCGATAAAGTCGCGCCGATCGCACCTCTAGCGACATTAGCAACAAGTCCAGGCGCACCGACTTCCGGCGCGATCCAGTTGATCGGATTCAGTACGTTGCCCACGCCGCGCGTCCAGTCAATCCCGGCATCCGCACCGCGCCTTGCCTGATAATCTGCTTCTGCCTTCTGGATCGAAGTATCGAGAGACTCGGAAGCGCCGCCGATTGTTTCGCTGACAGCGTTCGGAAACAGTCCGCCGCCGCTGGCGAGCGCCTTATTGACGGCCATCGAAGCGCGTCCCAGGGGTGAGTGGAGCAGTAATTGCGCCGTCGCTTGGAACGGGTCATTTATGCCCCGCAGCAAGCGTTCATGCCAAGGCAATCCCTGTTCGCTTGCCGCAGCCGGCGCTTCCAATTTCGCCGGAATCCGCAATTGATCGAGGCTTCCTACCTGATCGGCAAGCGTAGTTGTCGGGGCAGTTGGCGCGCCTCTCAACGTATCGAGCCCTTCGATCTGGGTTGCCAAATCGCTCATGGCTTGATTCCAAGCTGGTGCGCTTCAATCCCCATGCGCTTGAATGCCTGATATTCCGATTCTGACATTTTGCCGATCATGGCCTTTTTTTCTTCATCCGTCATTTCGGCCAACTGCAAGATGCGCGGATCGATCTTGTTAATTTTCGCCAGCGTAGCGTTATAGACTTCAGGTCCTACAATGCCCTTGTCCTGAAGCCCTTTAACCGGGCCTAGAATATCCTGCTTTGCAAGCGCCAGTTTCCGCTGCGCGATAATCTGATTAGCGGCTTCCCGCACCGCTCCAGGCGTCATATGGACGTTGGGATTCGTGGATTCGAGCAGGCCGCGCAGCGCGTCTGTATTGCCGCCAAGAGAGGACATGTTGGCGTTTTTGATGAAAATATCGGTCGCTGTTTTCGCCTCCTGCGCCGTTTTCGCGCCCAGGATATTGGAAAAAAGCCCTTGCGTCTTTTGGTCGGATGCAAATAGACCGCGAATGCCCTCTATGTAGGACCGCCTATCCGCTTCTACGCCAAGAACCGCTTTCGGCGCCAATGCCTTCAGATTTTGCATCACGCCTATATCGGTTCCTGCGCGATCTGCCTGCGAAAGCGTCTGCTCCCAATGCTTATTGATCGCTTCGACGGTTCCCAACTGACTTTGAACTATGCCAGGCGGAGCGCCGGCGAGCGTTGGCTGGCCCGCTGGTTGCCCGACGCTGATGCTGAATGGTCCTTGCCCGTTTAGTTTTCGAGCAAGGTCGCGCGCCGTTGCGTCGTCAGGTACGGTGAGCCGCGTCGCAGGTAGTTGGCCGGAAGCCGGCGGCTGCCCGACAAATTGCGCTTGTCCTGACGGGCTGTAAGTGACCGTCGCCGGCGGCAATGTGGTGCGGACACTTTGCCCCGGTGCGTTCTGTCCGATCTGCACCGATGGCGCGTTCCCGCCAACCGGAGGTTGCGTTATTTTCTGCTGTATTTCGCCGCCAGTCTCTATTGTTGTTGCCTGTGGAGAAAGTGCCGATTGCTGCTCTGCCGGCCCCATCATTGACTGTGACGCTTTGATTGCGGTATCGGCCACGTGCGCACCTGGCGTACTCAGGCTCAATATCTTTTTCGTCGCCTCAATGTACTGTGCCAAGTCGCGGTCATTTGGTTGTGCGGCTTTAAGGTTATCCAGTTCGTTCGCGTATGCGGTAGGGTCTTGAATCCCTTGGCGCCCAAGAATGCCTAATGTATTCGCCACAAGTCCGCGCGTGCTTTGCGTGAAGTTTTGCTTCGCCTGCAATGCGGAAGTTTGGGCACCGGATAGCACGGACAACTTTTGCAGCACCTCGCCACCGGTATAAGGCGCGATCTTCGGTATAGCCGCGTTCGCCTTGTCCAGGTCAATGCGCCCATTAGTCTGAAAATTGTCCGGGTTCGCCATGAATTGCTGCAAGCGCAAGCGTTCATCGTTCGCCTGCTGCGCTTTCTGCAAGTCGATGTTCTGACTCTGAAACGACTGCTGCGATGTCTGCAACTGCTGTGCCTTGCCCGCAATATCGAGCATCGACCCGAGCGAGTTCATCGGGTTTTGAACCTGCGGCTGCGCGATGTACCCGTAGTCAGGCGGCATGGCTAATTGCTAAAGAGGGTATCGAATACGGGCGGGCTCGATCCGCCGCCGCGCCCAAGGAATTGAGGCAACGCGAACCAGCTTGCCGCATTTTGCAAGCCGCCGCCAAGCGCATTCGCGGTGCCCACGGTTCCAGCGGCCTGGGCCGCGCCGCCCGCAATCTGGGACTGCGCCGCGTTACCGGAGATCGTAGCGCCCGCATTGCCCACATTCGCATTCGCCGTCTGTCCCAAGCCAGCGATGCTCGATAGCCGGTTAAAAATGTTCGTCTGGTTCGCCGTGTAGTTGGCGAAAGCATTTTGATAGGCATTCCCGGCGAAGTTCTGAGCGTAGTCGTTTATGCCTTTTAATGTGTTGCCGGAGAATCCAGTTTGCAGGTTGCTCGCGTTCTGCACCGCGCCCAGGCCCTGCCCGAGCTGGAACTGGTAATTCGGCGCCAGATTCGCATTCAGATCCGCGGCACTGAATTGGTGCGTGAACTGTCCAGGTGCGATGCCGCTGAAAGCATTCGCGCCAGTCTGCGAACCATCGGACAGGCCGGTTCCAGCCGTGGAATCGAATGGGAAACCACCCGCGCCCGTTGCGCCAAATCCGGTACCGAGCGCGGAGAGTGCGTTATAGCCTTGCTGCCTATAGGGAGCCTGCTGCTGATTGATCGTATTGAACATTTGCAACTGCTGATCCGTCGCCTTGTTAGCGGCCCCGGCGGCTTGATCGGATGCGTGGCTGGATGACGCGGCCCCGAGTAATCCGCCGACGATGCCTGCCCCTGCAATAAGCGCGAATGGCATGGAGTTACCCCACTTTCTCGATAAATGGCTCGCCCAGATCGTCTGGGTCTAGCCCTTTGCAATCGTGGATGCAATAGAGCAGCGTTTCATCGGCAAGCGCCACGAATTGATGATGCTCGCCTGCGCCAATGTCGATAAACGCCGGGGCGTAGAAAGTCAGGTCGATGCCGCTGGATTTAACCAGCACAGAACCGTGCGCAAGCAATGTCAAATGCGCGTGCTTGTGCGCGTGGCCGATGCAGGATTGCCCGCGCTCGGCGAGGTACATGCGCTTTACGAACACGTTCCCGATGTGCCTGAAAAAGTCGGCAGGCTGTACGGCGAGCGGAACGGAACTGAGTGCGGGTTCGATCACGTCATCAGTCCATTGCTAATCAAAACTGTTCTCATGTTATTTACAAGGGCGATGAGGGCATCCCGATTGGCTTGGGTGTCATAGCCGCCCGCTGCTGTTCCTATTCCGCCCGGCGGTGCGGCACCCCCTGAAGCGACTGGCGCGGCGCCTGCAATCGTCGTCAGCTTGGCATCGGCCGGCTGAAATACGCTAGTAGGCTGAAACGCCGCTGTGCCGAGCGCTCCACCGTCTTGCAGCGTCTTGCCGGATGGATCGGCAAAGGTGGCAATGTGGCCAAGCGTTGAACCTGTCGGCCCGGTAACATTGCCCGCGAAGGAGAGGCTGTTCTGCTCCTGCCTGAAATACGACTGCCACGTAAAATCCATGTAGCCGCAGCTATCGATTAATTTGCATTCGGGAAAATAGAGATCAGCCATCAGTTGCTCCCGGCCGATGCGTTCAGGTTCGCCGATACCACCACGCGGAAAATTGGATCTGTAGTGACGATTTCGAACACGCGATCGCGCGCCCATCCGAGCCTGCGCTTGATCGCGCGGTTGCGGTACTTGCCCATTTTGCCGAGCTTCAGCACGTGGTTATTGCCCCATGTCTGCCCGCCGTCGTTGCTCCAGCGCAGAATACACTCTGGGTCCGACCCCTGTCCCGCGTTCAACCCCATGCCCGGCTGAAACTGAATCTGCAAGTCATGGAAAAATTGCCGGCGCAGGTCACTCGTCAAATGCCTGCACCGGCGAAGGCACGGCAACGGCGCACCGTCGTCCGTGAAGGTGGTTTGCGAAAGCGCGTAGATTTTTCCGTTTTGCCAATCTCCGACGACGATATCGTTGCCGAACACCGCGACGCAATTGGCACGGTGCCTGTTATAGACGCCAAGCGGATCACGCCATGCGCGCTTGTGCCATAGCGTCGTTGCGAGGTCATAGACCCACGTGATATTTTGCGTCGGGAAAATGAGGAAGTAAAACTCGTGCCCGGACTGCGAGTAGGTGAATCCCACGGCATCGTTCGTCACGGCATAGCTCTGGATCGCCTGTTCCACGGCGAAAGTAGAAATGCGCTGCGGGTTCGGTATCGCGGCACCCCACGTAATCACCGTCGCATTGCCGCGCGTGTCCTGCGATAGAAACGCGATGCCTTCGCCGAGGCGCGCGATACTGTGCGGAGCGCCGGTTCCGTGCTGCATCGAAGAGCCCGGAATAATGGCGAACGGAAACGGGAATGTCCCGACATTGACCCAACGCTCCGAATACTGCTCCCCGATCAGGAGGATTTGCCGATGGTCTGCGATGAGTGCAACCACATTGCCGCCTGCGCCGATCATGGCGCCCAGGTTCAGCGGGCTGGATGTCGCCACATCAACATCACTTGATCCCCATTGGTTCGTGCCGGGCCGGTTGTAGACGAAAAAGTTATCCACTTCATCGACCCAATCGGCGCCGCTAAATGCGCCATCGGTCAGCATGGCAAACGCACTCGCGCGCCAGTCGTAACTGTAGCGGTTCGCCCCGTCTGCGAGCATGGCGACGAAGTTATTATCGGCAATATGCACGATGCCGGCTGAGGTTGCGAGCGTGCCTACAGCGGTCGCTACATAAGCCTGCGTTACGCTATAGAGCACGTTGCCGACTACGGCGAGCATCAACTCTCCGCCTGGGAGCGTGTGCAGCGCGCGCACTTCGGCAACGGGGCATTCGTGGCGCAAAAGCAGGCCCGGAGTTGGCAGCAACGCGACTACGCCGCGCTCGTCCGGTTGCTTGGTCGTGTCTACCTCTGGCATCCAGTTGATACACTCCTGATTATCCTGGGTAGTTGAAAAGGCGACATAACTTGCGCCAACGAAATTGAAATCAGCCATATGCTATGATTCCAGTCCCGGCAAACGCTCTAATTGAGCGGCGCAGCGGCGGTATAGCCAGTCCGAAAGGTGAAGCCGAGCGTCGCAGACTTGCGGTGAAACTCCGCACTTAAAGGAAAGCGTGCTCGCTATGGCAGCCGTCATTTTCATGGCAGGAAGCCGCCATGAAGGAAAAACCCGGCATCTACGCGCCCAGGCCTGCCAAGCAATTCCGGGTCGAATGACATCACCTGCGGGGGAACGGAGTTTGTGCGCTTCACCCATGCGCGCGAGCTTGCCGCGTGCTTCATGATGATCTGCGCGACTTCGCCGCCTTTGCCGTATTCCGGGAGCAACTGTTCCGCGAGATTCCAGCGAATTGCGGCGGCGTAACCCTGAGGCAGATTGACTGTATCTGAGAGCGTCGTGAATCCCTGCAATACTGTCTCGACGAATAGATGAACTTCGCCGGATGAAGGCACCGGGTAGTAGGTAATGTTGCCGATTGGACTCGTCGGTTGATAGTACACTGCGCGCGGCCACGGACCATTCAACTTTTTCAGCCCGAGCAATTCGAATCGCTCGATATTCATCGGCGTAATCGGATAATCGATGCCAGACACGCGCACGAACCCAGAATTGATCCGCAACGGCCGCTCGTAGGATGACTGCATCGCCACGCTTCCAACGGTTTGCGGAACATTGACGATGTAGGTGCCGATGTCGCCCGCGCCGGTCTGGAACTGCGTAATCTTCGTTCCAGGCGAAACGCCAGCACCAGTTATCGTCATGCCTAGTGCGATATTGCCAAGTGGAATGGCGGAAACGGTAAGTGTAGGCGGAGGGCCGACAGCGATTGATCCGGTAAAGGTTCCGCCTATCGTGCCGCCGGGGCCTAGCGTGTATTTTTCTAGATTAGGTTGCAGCGTGTGGATGATCTCAGAGACATATGGCACCATGAGCGTGGCATTGCTCCATGTCGCCAGCATATCGTTGAGCGTATCCAGGCAATCGTTGAAATCGTCCGAGTCGATCGGTTCGCCCGTTGCGTAGGCGCCGATGCTGCGTAGCGCGCGAGTGCAGAGATCGAGCGCTTGCACGGCGCTATATCCCCAGGCCGGATTGGACCTTTATCGCTGCTGTTGCGGATGCCGTGGCGCCGGAAAAAAACATATCGTCACCCGTTGTGACCACCACCTGACTGCGCGCCAGAAGATAGTAGCTGTTGAGCGATATCGTCGGATTAAGTGCGGCGTACTTGGCGGCTGCATCGGTCGCGCCCCATCCGACTACGCAGTCAATCGCACCGTCAGCGTTGGTCAGACAGACCTGCGGGCATTGCACGCCGTTCAAGCTCAACGCCTGAACCGACGTGGGCGGGACTACCGCAGCCGTGAAACTCAGCAGCGCTCCGGTAGGGTTGAAGGCGATCATGCGGGCTCAAGGGTGACGGTCACGCAGCCAACGGCGAGCGTTGCCGTGCCGGTCAGCACGTAGCCGAGCGAATCGCCTACCTGCATCGTGAGCGCGGCAGGATCGGATACCAGAGTGAGCACCTGATTCACATCCGCCGTGCCCTTCAGATTTGCCGCCGCGGCTGCCGTGATGGGGGTGCCGCTGCCAACGGCAACCCCGGATGCAGCCTTGAAAAACGCCAGATTGACAACGCCCGCGTCATTGCCGGCAACGCGAGGTGTTACGGTGATGTCCACAACGAGCATGGGTGCCGCGGCCGTGAAAAACTTCTGCGTTACCAGCGCGGCCACATAATTGAACGTGACGACTTTCGCCTCGTCTACCGCCGTCGCAACCCCGCGCGTGCGCCCTGTCGTTGGCATGATGAGTCCTTAAAGATTGTCGTGTCAGCTAGAATCAGATCGGCTTACGGCGACTGCGGCAAATTGTCAAACGCAAATCCGTAGACAAACACGTCGAAGTTCGCAGGCGCCGTATTTACCACAGTGACGCGATAGTATAGATTCGTCGCGTTCGCAACCACGGCAGTCGATGCCACGGTCTGCTGCACCACTATGGTCGCGTCGGTAGCCGCAGACAGGGCCGCAGCCGTGACGACGGTAACGCCAGTGCCGCCTGGGGCGGTAAAGAGTCCGCCAAGCGCCTGCGCGAGCGACGCGGTTGTATCCGTCACGATGACATAGAGCACGCTGAATTTCGATGTATCGATCAGCGGCATTACGGTATCGGCAACGGCATTGGCAGATACATTGAGCGCGTAGCAGAGCAGGCGCACGGCCTGGTTTGAAGACAAGACCTGCAATGGCGTAGAGAGTTGGGAATTCGGTGCGGCCATGATTTCTCCTACGGTGTAGTGGTGGTGACGACGATACGCTGATCGAAATTGATGACGACGACGGTGTTGCCGCCGGCTGCGACTTTCACATCAGGCGTGCCGACTGGATCGCCGTTCGCGGTTTGCAGCTTGACCGTGAGCTGTCCGCTCGCCGCGCCGTTGGTGACTGTGACTGAGGCTGCCATGATGGGTTCCTATGCGTGATTCGCAAAAGAGCCGTGATATTTTGCGCGCGCCTCGATTGCAACGAGTTCTGCAAACTCGAAGTCATCAAAATCGCCAATGTGGATTCGCTTGCCATTGACGCCAATACGCACGCGCCATTTACGTTTGTCTTTTTTCCAGAACACGCCTTTCGCGCCAGACGTGTTGTTTTTCGCAATGCCGATGTTGTGCATGTTCTGCCCACGCGTTGCCTCGCGCAGGTTTTCAATGCGGTTATCGGAATTGCATCTGTTCTCGTGATCCAACTCCGGCACAGCATCTCGGCCATGCCATAACCAGACGAGATGAGAAAGCGGATAGCTGTGCTTATCGACAGAGGCATAGCAGTATCCGTCAGGATGCTGCCAGCCGATTACCTCGCCCACTTTTGCGCGCGGACTGATCGCAACTTTGCGGACTAGTTCGCCCGTTGCGGCAACGTAATCGAATAACTCGCGCAGGCGTTCAGTCGTTAGCATGATAGTTCCGAATAGTAGACGAATTCGGAATTATGCAGCAATACGACATGCGCACTCGGCGTAGAGCGGCGCCCATCCGAACAAAATATCGAAGCGAGTTGGCAGTTGGTCTGAGTTGATGACGTATTGCCGCACCACGCGAATCGACATCCCGCTCTCCTTGCTGCTCGCCCTTCCCGAGAAATCCACGCCACCAGGCAGCGGCAAATCCGGCATTGCGCAGGTAAATGCATATTTATGGAACAGAATATTCTGCGGGCTCGTGATGCCGACGCCTGAGACGCCAAGCGACAATGCCGTTACCGCCGCAGTCGCGCTCGGATTGAGGATGCTGACATTTTGGAACTGGCCGGCCCAGATGATCGCAGGGGCAACCGTGAGTGTGCCTGTGCTCGCGCCGGTAATCGTCAGATCATTCTGCACTACGAACGTGCGCGGCTTGGAGCCGTAGATTTGCCGGTTCTGCGGGTTGACCGGAAACACGCCGGCGAAGCTGACGATATCGCCTTTGCGCAGCGTGACAGTGGCGCCAGCGGTCAGAACGAACGTGCTCGTTGCAGCCCATCCTGCACCAATGCCGAACGTGGTCGATGGCGCAGTCAGGGTTGATGCCGCAGCGCCAGCCCAGGAGCCGAAATTCTGGTTGTTGATGTTCTGATCCACGTACCATTCCATCCCGGCCGAGTCCGTTCCCATACGCCCGCTGCGGTACTGGCTGCTGATCTTGTCCTGCGGGTTGAATAGACCCTTGAGCGCATCAACGATGGTCGCCGATGTGAACTGCTCAATGCACACCGTGCGCGATCGGTCTTTTGGTGTCGCCTCTGCGGTCAGGAATGCGCCGGCAGTGAGATAGGTCAGAAGCGAAGTGGGCGGCGTGCCGGGCACCCCTACGATGTTGGCGACGGAGTTTTTCGCCATTTGCAGGCCGATGAAGTCCACGCGATTGGCAACCGCTGCGACGGCGGGCTTGATAATGTTGTCGGAAAATGCGCCGAGAGACAGGCGCATATCTTTAGTGGTGAAAGAAACATCAACGTGAAACTGATCGCCATATTTCGTCGGATCGCCGACGACGACTGGCACGCTCGTCTGATTCAAATCTTCAACTGCCAGATTCGGCCCAGAGGTTCCAATGAAGCGCGGCGGCCGCCTGACGTTCAGCGTATCGCCGATCTTCGCGCCGTCGATGCCAAACGAATCGTCGTAGGTGCGAAGCACTTGGCCGGTGAACGTAAGCTCATTCTGAAGCACCATGAGCGATTCGTTCGTGATTTGCGAAATCGTGAGCAGCGTATCGACGGCGTATAGCTGCAATCCGCTCCACGCGGCGAACGATTCGAGCCACGCGCCAAGCGGCGCAAGCAATTTCAACAGCGTTTGCATGGATGTCTCCGTAAAACGAAAAAGAACGGCGTTGCACCGTGTCTCTGAATCTCGTGGAGACTTCATGGGCGCCGGCGACGCTGGCGAGGCGGCTTCGGATGACGACTCGAAGCGGGCGAGGTGTTCCCGATTGCAGTCGGTTGGCTGGCCCGGTTGCGCTCAGGCTGGCGAAATGTTGCGGATTAACTTACGCTTATGCCGGATAGTTGTCAAATTTCTGCCTCAAAGCTGTTCCAACGGCGTACTAATTCCTCGGCAAAGTCGCGCGGCAGTTGATTCATGATCCTGATGCGGCCTTGCGGCACCGCTTGGAACAAAACCTCGCCATTTGCGCCATGCACCCCTGAATATGGCTCGATTGGTCGATCTTCGGCAACGAATACACCATCGTCGCGCATCGGATTCGGAAATATTTTGAGCTTCACTTGATCTTGCCCGACCGTCTGGCCGCGGCCCATTCCTCAGGCGTGCCAAGCCAGTTGCCAGCAGCATCGAATTTCAGCCCAGGCACAGCAGAACCGCCTTTTAGTGGACTGATCGGCGCCGGCGCCTTGCTGATTTCCGCCACGGTAGCAGCGCCCGCAGCGCCGTTTCCGCTTTTGGCTTGCGGCTTGACCGCGCTCCCGATCTTGTCCTCGAGCTTGCCGAATTCTTTCAGCATCGCCTTGATCGTGAGCTTGCCCATCGCTTCGGCGACTTCTGGATGCTCGGCGAAGTGGTACAGAATCTGCGGCCCGACTTCGGATTCGACGATCGCGTCGCGCATCTGGTCGGACACCTGCAGCGGGCTCGCCTCGATCTTTGCCGTAAAGTCGGGAATCGCGGTCCTGGCGGCCTCCATGCGGGCATTCCAGGACTTTGTAGCCGCTTCCCGGTCCTTGGCGGCTTGCTCCACTTCGCGCGCTGCCTTGGCCTCATTTAGCGCCTTTTGGCCCGCCCATTCTTTCAGCGATTTGGCGTATTCGGCCATATCCGTGAATTGCGACGGCTGAGGCTCCGGCCCGATTTCCGTGGATTTGGGCGGTTCGTATTTCGCCTTTAACTCGTCACGTTCTTTCGCGGCTTTCGCCGCTTCTGCGCGGGCATCTTCGGCATCCTTGGCGGCCTTTGCCACCTTTTCAGCAGTCGCAGCCTGAATTTCCTGCTCTTTCAAGTGCAGCCGGTAGCCGAAGTCCTGTTTGCCGACGAATTTGCCCTTGAAAAAGACCTTGCCGTCCTTTTCGTCGCCCTCGCGGGGCTGCTCTGCGGCTGTTTTGTCGGCAGCCTTCTTCGCCTCAAGCTCCGCCAGCGCCGCAGCGCCATCGGCTTCAGGGTCTGGATTCTCGTCCGTGGTCACGCCGGCCGGCGGTCCGAGTTGCTGCGTAACGAAAGCGTCGAAGTTCTCCGAAGTGACAAGCGTCACGTCCGGCTTGCCTTCGACTACGCCGATGCGGGCAGGTGTTTCTTGCGCTGTTTCGGCTGGATCAGCCATGATTTTCCATTACGCCTCCTTGACGATGAGATATCGTGTGTTGGTGATATACACATCGGATCCTGTCATGTCGCACGGATTAAAGAGTTGAATTTCCTGCATCATTTTGTCTGGCTGTCCGGCCTGTCCCTTGTCCCATATCTGCACCACAACCTTATAGATGCTGGTGTCAGCATTTTCCACACGTACCCGTTTCGTCATGTTTGCTCCTATTACTGCGTTGCGCTGCGTTCGGCGCCTTCACGCGCCTTATTCTCGGATCGCTCGTCAATCTTCGCCAAAAGCAGTGCGACGTGAGCCTTGATTTCCTCAACGAGAATCTTCGTCTGATTATCCGCCGCCGATTCATTCATCCGCGTGCGCTCGACTGACTGCACCTGTTCGCGTTCCTCCTGTTGCCACGCCTCATTTTCGTGCGCCTTGACCGTTGATCGCATCAGTTCGCGCTTGGTTTCGGCATCCTGCTTCATCTGTTCCAATTGGCCCTTGTACTTCAATTCCTGCGCCATCGCCTGCATCTGCTGGCCGGCCTGCTGCAATTGCTGTTGTAGCGCCTTGATCTGCATCTGGGCACGCGGCGGCACGTCATCTTTCTCGTCTATTTGCGCTAACGGATTGGCAGCGGCCAAACGATCGGCAATCTGATCCGCGCCGTTGAAATCCATCTCGCGCACGATCAAGTCATCGCCAGTGGCGGCAATCTTTTCTCCGAGCGGCGTATTGAGCAGTTCCAGCATTGCCGACGCGCCCTCCTGGCGCCTGGTTTCGTACCCAGGCCCGGTCTGCATCACCACATCGTACTGGCCGACAGTGACATCGTTTAGCACTTTGACAACCGCATTGCCCTGCTCGTCCTGCGCCTGCGTTTTCTGATTCAGCGTGATGAGTTCGTCGCGCCCGTCCTCGCCGATAATCCGCATCACGCGCTGCGTATCGTAGACCACCGGGAAATAACTGAGCATGATGCGCCACGAATGACAGATGCTGCGCGTGAGGTTATCGTAACCGTCGAAGTTCGTATTCTCCGACTGCCCGCGCTCGGCATTCAGTGTTTTGTCCGACTTGTGCTGTGCGCCGCCGCGCACTGCCGGATCAAATACGCCCATCACGCGGGAGAGGTTCTGCGATGCCATGAATGCGGCTTCAATGAAGCCCTGCGGCGGCGGTTCTGACTGAACCCGCTCAGGCGGAGGAGCTTGCTGCCCGGCAACGTCGGTTTGCTTGTAGTGCAGCACAGGCATAGCGGACAGATTCGCATTTTTCCATTCTGACTTAAGCGTGCCCTCGTCCTGCCCCTCAACCATCACCCACTTCGCTTTCGGTGCAAGTGCGAGCAATTCCGTTACGGCCGTCTGCCAATAATTATTTTGCCGCGCCGGGTCCATCGCGTCGTACACCAGGCCGCGCAGGATGCGCTTGCCGTCGATGATGACGCTGGTCCAATACACCGGCACGATCGGAATCCAGCGCCCCGGCAATTCCTTTTCCTCAAGAATTTCGAATGCGGATTGCTTGCACCAGCGCACCGTGCGCTTGAAGCTTTGGCGATCGCCCTGGATAGTGAGGCCGGCGGCGGCGAGTACGTCGGTTGTTGGCAGCCTGTCCGCCCATACGTTCATTCCGTTGGACAAATACACCAGTTTTGCGCGCACGCGCTCAACGTAGAAATACTCCGCGAGCCGTATCTCGTGGTCCGTGATCCAGTCGGGGTCGTTGTTGCCGGCGCCATTTTCGTTGAAGCCGGATTCGAGCGCGTCCGGGTACTGCTTGCGGAACACGCTTTTCAGCATCAGGTCCGTAATCAGCGCCTGCTCCGCGTC